AGTCACTGATACACCACTTTCACTATTACTAGACCACATAGCACCAGCCGTATCTGAAATATATTCAGCCAACCCATCAATGTTTCCAGTGACATGATTATGCGAATCATCAGCGACCACAACACTTAATGTAGCATTACCTAAGTTAGTGAAAGTTGCGGAACCACTTGCATCACCACTCAATGTTAATGTTGGATCTGCTGTAGCTGTAGTAGCAATACTAACATTTCCTAAATTAGTCATTGTAGCAGAACCCGTTACTGCTCCTGTTACCGTGATTGTTGGATCATTTACATTAATATCCATTGTATTATCAGCATCTTGATAAGTCACTGATACACCACTTTCACTATTACTAGACCACATAGCACCAGCCGTATCTGAAATATATTCAGCCAACCCATCAATGTTTCCAGTGACATGATTATGCGAATCATCAGCAACCGTTAATGCAACACTTACATTGCCTAAGTTAGTCATTGTACCCGACCCAGTAGCATCACCGGTAAATGTTAATGTTGAATCTTGCGTAATTGTAATAGTTGGGGTAGCACCTTCACCACTATTATTAGTGATTCCAATACCAGTACCAGCAACCAAACTTTCAACATAACTTCCAGTGGTATCAGTACCTAATGTTATTGCACCTGCTGATGTAGCACTATCAACATAAGCCTTTGTAGCTGCTTGTGCTGAATTAGTAATTGCATCACTTAGGAACAATGAACTAGCTTGCATACTAGCATCAGAATAAGATGTACCATTGGCTGACGTTGCCGCTCTCCAACGATCCGAACTTTCTTCCCATACCATATATGCATCTGTGCCACCACGTTCTGCTTGAATACCAATGTATGTAGCAGACGCACCAGTGTTACCAGAAGCACACTGAATAATAGCATCAGAAATAGCTAAGTTAGTGCTATCAATAGTAGTAGTTGTACCATTAACAGTTAAGTTTCCACTCAATGTTAAGTTAGTAAATGTAGGGCTATCAGCACTACCAACACCTAAATCAGTAGTATGTGAACCACCATCTGCTGTACTAATGGTGTATACACCACTTGAACTATTAAACCCTGTGCTACTCACACCTGCAACAGATGTAGTGCTAGCACTTGTTATGCGACCCTGTGCATCAACTGTAATTACTGGAACCAATGAAGCTGAACCATAACTACCGGCTGAAACTGCTGTATTATCCATTGCAACCGTTAATGTATCACCTGAAACACTAGAACTCAATCCAGTTCCACCAGCAATAGTAAATGTATCAGTTCCAACCGTAATTGTGCCTGTTCCAGTATCACCTGCCATTCCCATATCAGAACTAACTGCGATGGTACTAGCTGATGTAGCACGACCCTTAGCATCAAATGTAATTACAGGAATTGCAGTTGCACTACCATAAGAAGCAGCGGTAACACCACTAGCTGCTAATGTCATTGCGGATGTAACATTTGCAGAACCATTAAATGATCCTGAATTCCATGTTCCATCACCGGTCATTGCAATTGTGCGACTTGTTGCTAATGTAGTTGCAGTGCCAGCATTGCCGGTAGTGTCTGCTGAATCAACATACGCCTTGTTAGTTGCATCGGTAGACACTGTTGGTGTAGCAAGATTAGTAATCTTTTCGCCTTCCATATGGAAGCCAGCCACATTATGAATAGCATTGCCATCACTTGATGTCATATTCTTACCTGCCATCAGTTGCATTGTGCCATTTATCTCAATAGTACCACCAGATGCTGGTGATAAACCAATGTCACCCGACCCAGAAGTTTGGAGGTCTAAGTTCTGATTCTCATCCGCACTGAATACGATAGTACCTGAATTATCTTCAATTACTTTCTGTCCATTTACATACAATGATCCTGGACCAATATACACATCTTTCCACATCTTAGTTGCACTACCCAATGATCTAACATTATCAGTATCTGGTATAAGATCAGTATCAACTATAATAGATGATCCTGAACCAGCACTTAGATTACTAACATCAATAGTACCAGCATGAATTTCATTCCAACGGCTAGCAGACGAACCTAAGTTACGTGTAGCATTGCCATCTGGAATCACATTAGAACCGATATCAGCATTAAATGTTACTGAATCTGTATTTGCATCACCGAATACTAAATTACCATTTGCTGTAATATTACCAGCAGCGACAATGTTTCCAGTGAAATTAGCAGTACTTGCCGTAACAGTTATATTAGTATCTGAGTCATTAGTTTCAACTGTTGCTGATCCAGCACTATTTGAAATTCCAATAATAGTTTCAGTTGTAGTTAACTCACGTACTTCAATCGAATCAGCAGAAGACGGTGCTTCTGTGAATGTTAATGTCGTGCCAACTACCGCATATGCAGTGATTGGTTTCTGAATAACACCATTAATATTAACGATACATGATGCAGTAGTTTGTGAACTTCCTAATGTAAATGCAGTAGTTGATCCATCACCAGTGAATGATTCTGTAGCAATTGCCGTAAACTCTGTAGACATTTGCGTCCACTTACTACCTTCCCAATACTCTGGGTTAGTTGTGTTAGTATTAAATCTAAACATACCAACAGACGGTGTGCCTGGACGCTGTGCAGATGTACCTCGTGGTAATAACATTGAATCAGTTGATCCAACTACTAATTTAGCACCAGTAACTGGGGTAGCTGTTCCGATCAATACGGTATCCGTGCCACCATCAGTAACTAATAAGTTAGCATCAGTGTCACCTTCAATACGAACATCGACATCAGCACCAGCTTCATTAATAGTAACATTACCATCTAATGTAGTTGCACCATCAACATCTAATGTTCCACTTGTGTGAATATTACCCGATGTATTAGCAACTGTGAATGCACCACTATCTGCATTAATGCCACCATTTGCGTTTAATAACGCACTGATAGTAGTAATGCCAGTAACACCCAATGTACCACCAACCGTTGCATTGTTAGTAACAGTAGCGTTATCTAATGTGTTGGTTCCGTTTGCATTTAATGCACCAGTTAATGTAGTTGCACTAGTAACAGCTAATGTACCAGCAATTGCTGTATTACCACTTGCACTTGCTACTGTAAACTTAGATGTGTTAACATCGAAGTCACCATCAATACCAGCAGCACCAGAAACTGCTAATGTAGTTCCAATTGTTGCAGCACCAGTAATAGTTGCACTTGCTAATGTTGAAGCACCAGCATTTAGTGTACTAGATAATGTAGTTGCCCCAGATACCCCTAGTGTACCACCGACCGAAGTGTTACCACTTGATTGGGTGATAGTAGTAGCACCGACAGTTAATGTTGTTCCATCAAATGTGAAGTTTCCATCATCTTCAATTTCACCAGCAGCACCGGCAATAACTACACGGTTGTTGGTTAAATCACTAATTTTAGCACTTGATAATGTAGCTGCACCCGAAGTCAATGTACTTGTAACCGCTAATGTACCTGATACGGTCTCATTTCCAGTAACCGCTAACACAGAACCATTAAATGTTAAGTTTCCACTATCTTCGATAGCACCACCAGCACCTGCCAATATAACACGTCCACTTGTCAGATCACTAACTGTAGCACTTGATAATGTTGTTTCGCCAGCACTCAATGTACTAGATAATACAGTAGCATCAGTAACACTTAATGTACCAGCAATAGTTGTATTACCTGTAGCATCAGCAACGATAAACTTATCAGTATCAACTGTAATACCACCATTTGCAGCCAATGAACCACCAATCGTAGCAGTAGTTGTGACACTAGCACTATTCAATGTAGCTAACCCACTTGTTGAAGCAGTAGACATTGTAGTAGCACCAGTTACACCCAATGTACCACCTACTGTAGTATTGCCTGTAACCGAAGCACTTGCCAACGTTGAAACACCAGTTACACCTAGTGTGCCACCTATCGTAGCATCACCTGTATTACGAATCCCACCCATTGCCATAGTACCCAATGCACCAGTAATTACTTCTGCTGTATTAGTTGCATCTGAGATGAATACCATTTCAGAAGCACTATCATCATAACCGAAGAATCCAAGTTTAGCATCAGTGCCATTATGCCATTTATACACGATACCACGATCTTTATTATCGTCAGAACCATTCGCCCCAACTGTCATGATTGGGTCAACTACTTCAACCGTAGTTGAGTTTACAGTAGTTGTAGTACCATTAACAGTTAAGTTACCACTAATAATAGTATCACCACTTGCTGTCAATGTACTAACATCTGTGTGTCCATCGACTTCTAAGGTACCATCTGTATGTACATTACCTGAAGTATCAGCTACCGTAAATGCAGTACCATCAACCTCAATACCACCATTAGCAGCTAATAGACCACTTGCAGTGATTGTTGTAGCTGTTGTGGCACCAGCACTTAATGTACCATAGACTGCTGTATTACCAGTCGCACTATCAACAGTGAACTTATTAGTACTAACATCAAAGTCACCATCAATACCAGTAGCACCAGTGACATCTAATGTACTCGCAGAAGCATTGCCTGTGATAATAGCACTTACTAATGTAGAAACACCTGCACTTAATGTACCATCGATAACTGCGTTACCTGTAACATCCAAGTCCGCACCGACATTCATATTACCAGTACTAGTAACAATACCATCAACTAGCAACAATGAACCATTAAATGTTAAGTTTCCGCTATCTTCTAATTCACCTGCTGTTCCAGCTAATACAACACGTCCACTAGATAAATCACTAACTTTAGCACTTGCTAAGGTAGTATTTCCTGCACTTAATGTACCTGAAACAGTAGCATTGCTACTAAATTCAACATTCCCACCAACGGTAGCTCCAGCAGTAACTACTAATCCGTTACCCGATGCTTTACTTAATGTTAATGTATCACTGATATCAGCTGTACTATTTGCATCGATTGCACCATTAAATGTAGCTAATCCAGATGCTGTAATAGTTGAAGCTGTAGTTGCGCCAGTAACAGCTAACGTACCAGCAATTGCTGTATTACCGGTAGCATCAGCGACCGTGAACTTATTGCTGTCAACTGCAATACCAGCATTTGCATTAAGGAGACCACTTATTGTGGTAACACCCGTAACACCCAATGTACCACCAACCGTAGATGCACCTGTAACTGTTAGTGCATCACCGATAGTAACATCATCTGGTAATCCAATTGTTAACGTATCAGTAGCACTAACCGCAGTAGTTACTTCATTTGCTGTTCCACTCACAACCATTGTGTCTCCACTAGAGATTGTCTGTGAAGAAGAACCATCAGATAATGTCCAACCCGTAGAAGATAATAAATCTACATATGCTTTGGTAGCAGCATCTTGTGCTGATGTTGGATCTGTTACATTTGAAACTTTATTTGATCCTGCACTAATAGTTTGACCATTCGCAACAGTTAATCCACCATTGAATGTGGCACTCTGCCCAAATGTCGAAGCACCTGTTACAGTAACCGTATCAACACCTGCATTGCCTAATGTAACATTGCCATTTAGTGTGGTATTACCCGCAACACTAAGTGCTTGACTTAATGACGCATCACCGGAAACAGTTAATGTAGTTGAAACCGTAGTTGCTCCAGAAATAGCCAACGTAGACCCATTAAATGTTAAGTTTCCACTATCTTCTACTTCACCACTTGCACCAGCAATTAATACGCGATTATCTGTTAAATCAGTAACACGTAAACTTCCAACTGCCATCCCACTTAAACTTCCAGTCATAACAGACGAAGTATCAGTTGCATCAGCAATCACTACAAATTCAGAAGCACTATCATCATAACCCATAAAGGCTTCTTTTGCATCTGTTCCGTTATGCCATTTTAATTTTAGACCGCGATCTAAGTTATCATCTGACCCATTAGTACCTAATGTCATAATTGGATCAGCTACTTCAACTACTGTTGAGTTAACTGTTGTTGTTGTGCCAGAAACGGTTAAGTTTCCACCTACAATAACATTCCCTGTTGATGTCAGTGAACTAACATCAGTATGACCAGTAACAGCGAGTGTACCACCAACTGTTGCATCAGCAGTAACAGAAAGTCCTGTTCCTGTTGCTTTGCTTAATGTTAATGTATCTGCAAAATCACCTACGCCAGATGCATCCAATGATGAAATAGTAGTTGCGCCTGTTACTGATAATGTACCAGCAATTGCTGTATTACCTGTGCTATCAGCGACAGTGAACTTATTGGTATCAACTTCAATACCACCGTTTAAACTAGCTAACCCACCAACAGATAGTGTGCTTGCAGTAACTACTGCACCTGACGATCCATCTACTGTGAAGTTACTTGTATCAACTGCGATACCACCATCTGCATTAAGTAATCCAGTTAATGTAGTAACACCTGTTACAGCGAGTGTACCACCAACTGTTGCATCAGCAGTAACAGAAAGACCTGTTCCTGTTGCTTTGCTTAATGTTAATGTATTGTTAATATCAGCAGTATTGTTAATATCAACTGCACCATTTAGTGTAGTTCCACCAGATATAGTCAATGTTCCTGATGTAGCAACATTTCCAGTTGAATTAGCAACAGTGAACGCACCATCAACATCAATTCCACCATCTAAACTAGCTAAACCACTAGCATCAATAGTAGTACTCGACAATGCGCCTGAAGTTAATGAGCCAGATAGTGTCGTATTACCAGTAACAGTTAGTGTACCAGCAACCGCTGTGTTACCACTTGCACTTGCTACCGTGAATTTAGATGAATTAACATCGAAGTCACCATCAACACCCATCGCACCAGTAACATCCATTGTAGTACTTACTGTTGCTGAACCTGTAACAGCCAATATTGATCCATCAAATGTTAAATTAGTTGAATCTTCTACTTCACCGTTTGTACCAGCAAGTAACACACGACTAGTTGTTAAATCAGAAACTTTTAAGCTACCAAATTTAGCAGCACCCACCGCACCAGACATTACTTCTGCCGCATTAGATGCATCTGGGATGAATACAAATTCAGAAGAACTATCGTCATACCCAAAATAACCAACTTTTGCATCTGTTCCGTTATGCCACTGATATTGCACACCACGATCTTTATTGTCATCCGCAGCTGGTGCAGTATCTCCACCTAAATTCATAATTGGGTCATCAACGGAAACCACAGTTGAATTAACTGTAGTAGATGTACCATTAACTGTTAGATTTCCACCCACAATAACATTGCCAGTAGACTCTAACGTACCATTGATTGTTGTATTTGCAGCGGTTAATGTACCTGATGTGTCTATGTTACCCGTTGAATTAGCAACAGTAAATACGCCATCAACATCAATTCCACCATCTAAACTAGCTAAACCACTTGCTGTGATTGTAGTCACCGTAGCATTGTCAGTAGCATTTAATGTTGTTGTAGTAGTTCCGCCATTTGCAATTAATGCACTAGTTAATGTAGTAACACCAGTAACAGCGAGTGTACCACCAACTGTTGCATCAGCAGTAACAGAAAGTCCTGTTCCTGTTGCTTTGCTTAATGTTAATGTATCTGCAAAATCACCTACACCAGATGCATCTAACGATGAAATAGTAGTTGCACCATTAACATCCAATGTGCCATCAATAACTGTATTGCCTGTAGCATCAGCGACTGTGAACTTATTGGTATCAACTACAATACCACCGTTTAATGTTGCCAATCCTGATGCAGTAATAGCAGCAACAGTTGATGCACCGGTAACACCTAATGTGCTACCTAATGTAGTTGCACCATCAGCATTTAATGTGCTTGCAGTAGAAACAGCACCCGATGAACCATCTACAGTGAAATTATTTGTATCAACTGCAATACCACCATTTGCGTTTAGCAAATTAGCAAGTGTTGTTACACCAGTAACACCTAGTGTGCCACCAAATGAACCATCTGCTGATGCTACTAAATCTTCTAATGCTAAGTCTTTGACTTGCATATCAGCATATGCTGATACCGTAACTGTCGTGCTAGAATCTGCATCTGAAGTAGTTGCCGCAACGAACTTATCCGCTGATTCATCCCAAACGAATGCTATATTTGTGTTTGTTCCACGTTCACCGATAAACCCGATGTCCGTAGCACCTGCGCCACTTTGGTTTGACGCTAAAACCATTATCGGATCTTCAACTGTCATAGCGGTAGTATCGATTGTCGTCGATGTACCACTTACAGTCAAGTTGCCGGTGACCGTTAGGTTTGAACCATAGGTCATGTCGTTTTCTAAAAGACCACCTGTAATCGTACTAGAAACGAGTTTTGTTCCCGTAATTGTACCATCAGTGATCTGATTATTCTTAATTCTTGTAATTGCCATAATTGAGCTCCCTTAATTAGCTACTACTATTTACGGAAAATTACGGAATTATTATATGTGTATATTATACATTACGGCAAATACCAACGTGTTATTAAGTTGCTGATATAGCTACACCAAAAATTATTCGTTGCCAATCTGATCCACTATATACTGCCAAACATGGATTGCCTGAATCCCCATCTGAAACATATATAAGCTGGCCATTTGATTTATTTGAAAGAGCATTTGCCTGTAATACAGTATAAACTGGCAATTGAATGCTGTGTGCATTGGTAGCATCAAATATTTCAGCAGAACCTATTGATATTACAGTATTACCGGAAATATCTAGTGTAATGCCGGTTCCACTTGCATCTACTTTAGTAGTCCCATTTGCATTTGTGATAGCACTATATGATGCTATTTCTGATATAAATCGTATTTCTACTTTATCAGTAATAACAGGTGCTTCGGCAAATGTTATTTGGTTAGCAGACACTGTATATGCAGTATCTGGCATTTGTATAATGCCGTTAATATTAACCATTATTGCCGCAGATGTAGTTGAATTATCCAATGTAAATACAGTAGTTGCACCATCACCTGTGATTGTTTGGCTAGTTAGTGCGGCAAAGGCAGCAGGACCAACCACTTCCCATATTACACCGTTGTATATTTCGGGATATCCCAAATCAGAATTATATCTAAATGTGCTTGAAACAGGAGTAGATGGACGTTGTGCAGTAGTTCCATACGGTATTCTAATGCCATCATTGCCTGTTATTTTTACAATTCCCGTGCCATCTGCTGTGATTGTAAGATCATTATTAGTTCCTGAACTGATATTATCTATGACTAATGTAGTTCCATCAAAGGTCAGATTGGCACTATCTTCCAATAAACCACTTGTTCCAGCAATAACTACACGATTATTAGTCAATGTAGTTATTGCGGTATTTCCAGAGACAGACAGCGTTCCGGTAATACTCAATGTTTCGGATGGTGTAGCATCATTAATGCCAATACGATCATTAACCACATCCAACATCAATAAATCAGTATCAAACGCTAGATTTGTCCCATCACGAAGCAGATTATCAGTAAGCATTTGGCCATGTATCTTACTAATAGCCATTATGCAACCTCATTACTACTTAGATTATGAATTATATTGATCGGCATCCCAGTTGGTGGTGCTGATGTAAAGGTGATATCATATGTCCCTGCTACTGTATAATTAGTAGTCGGGATTTGGTATATATTACCAACGAAAACAAGTACCTGAGTAGCATCTGCTATTGAATAAGCCATTGATCCGAAAACAGTATCAGATCCATTGCCTGTAAATGAATCAACTTCGATATTGGCATCACCTTGTTTTGCTATTGTAGCAAATACAGTACCATCAAAATATTCTACTTTACCAATAGTAGTATTGAATCTAATTTGTCCAAATATTGGGTTAGATGGGCGTTCAGCAGCTGTTCCTGCTGGTATTGCAACAGAACTATTCATAAAACCAATTTTTTGGTTTTTTACAAGCCCCATTAGATTCCAGTGTAACTAACAACAGAGGTAATAGATGATCCAGCATCAGCAATAATATTAATATAATCATTATTATCCATTACTAATTTTTCACCTGCTGAATACACCATATAGGTATCACCTGCCGGAATTAATACGTCCTTCATCATGATATTGCTATTGCCTGGACTATCTGCACCTGGTACGACATGCATACTTACAGATACTCCACTAGCACTGTAATTACACAATGATATCATCGTAACTGCTGAAACATTACTGCTTGTATAAATTGTAGTGTTTGTGTTGCCTACCGCAACTGCATTAATTGCCATATATAATCCTTAAAATATTAAACCATAAACCATTGCTTTGGTTTTTGATACTAATTCATCACTAGATGTTGAGTTTACAAAATACAACCCAGTTCCACCTTCACCTGGTGTTGCTGAATATAATTTATTATAACTACTAGTTGATGAGGGTGCTGCTCCTTGTTCTTCCAAACTAAGCACATTATTTATTTTCACTTGTCCTGTGCCATTAGCATCCAATACAACATCGCCATTCGACGCACTTGTAATTGTCATACTATTTACATCAAGATTTCCACCTAACTGTGGTGTTAAATCATCAACGACATCTGACATTCCAGCATTATTACTACTAACATCAGAAACAATATATTCCCATATAGTGCCATCATGTGTAAGTTGCCAAGCATCTAAACTATCATCGTACCGTATCCCTACATTTAGTGCTGTTCCACGGTCAATTTCAATGCCCGAATGAACCGCTGTTACACCCTCATCCTCTTCTCCTTCATTTAACAAAATTGTATTATTACTAATAGCTAAATTTGTTACTAGTACATTTTCTGATGTTCCAGTAACTACCAAATCACCATTTATTCTTAAATTAGCTGTCGTAATAGTCACATCATTCGCAGCATCACCAGCTGCATTAATGGTATTGATATTATAATCACCTTGTACTGTTTTTGTTAAACTCATTATAGATCCTTATTATACCTTATTTAGTTGTTTTTCAGCACACAAAAAAATCCCCCAATAAAGGGGGATTGAAAATGTAAATCAATATACTAATTATGCATTGGTCATTGATACTGAATAGTCCAATACCGCTGAACCTTTCGTCCAAGCAACTTTAACACCATCCGCAAATTCTGTGCCTGTGCCACGCACAACAGTACATGTTCCAGCTGAAATTTTACTAATAAAATATGTTCCACTTACTGAATCTGTTGCTGTAATACGCATTTCACCAGGTGCATTCGGTGTACTTGTTACTAATTTACAGACTTCAGTACCAGTTGCAGTTGTTACTCTAAAACGCCTTGAACCTTTTTGTGCAACTATATCACCAATTTGATCACTGCCACCAGTTACGAATGCAGTCAATGAAATAGCATTCACCTTAGTCGATGTTAATACCGCTGTGCCTGTTGCATCTGCATTGCCTGTTGCAAATGTAATTGTTGGTACTGATGTGTAACCAGTACCTGCTTCTGTTACGGTTACAGATACAACAGTGCCATCTGATACAATTGTTGCTGTTGCTTGTATACCACCTGGTAATTGTGGTGCTGAAATTGTTACTGCTTCACCGGTTGAATAACCAGTGCCAGCTGCTGTTACTAATACTCCGTCTAAGCCTTCGCCGCCTAAACCGCCTTCGTTTGTGTTACCAAAGTGCTTTTTATTTATTGGTCGTCCCATTTTTTTCTCCTTGAAAATCGTTCTATGACTACGCAGAGGGGTTTCTGCATAAATGTTCTAATTAGTAGAACATTCTAGTATTTAGTTAATCTTCGGAGGTTTTAACCGTGGCAACTTTTTCAACAGGTTTTGTTTCCTTTTTATCATTGGGCGCTACTTCTTTGATCTTGGGAGTTTCCACTTTTGCCACCGGAACTTCAGGAACTACTTCCTTGTCTTTTGGTGGTTTTACTTCTGCTTTCACTACCGCTACCTTTTCTTCTTTCTTAACTGGTTGACTCTTTGTTTTAACAACAGCTTTTTTCTTAGCAGTCTTTGGGGTTGATGATTTTTTAGATTTATCAGCCGATTTCTTTAGGATCGCAGGTTCACAATTGTCTAGTACTGGACTCTCTGATACCGTTAATATGTAACGATTCCCTTTAAAATCAACACCATATTTATTACTAAGATATTCCAATCTCACTTCTTTGTCATTGTGCACAATACATACGGTCATTGTTCCGTTCTCTAAATCCCCATCAGCTAAATCAGATAACACACAACCACCAGTATTTGATCCATCTGTAACTAAAAACTTCTTAGCACCTTTTTGTCTGATAATCGTTCCCGCAGCTTCATCATTCTCCGCAATTTTCACACGACAATCAATGTCTGCTGTATCATTCGTAATTTTAAATCTTCCCACTTGATATTCTCCTATTATATTAGTATATTATGTATTTATATATTTATATTGTTGTCAACGAAAACCCTGAAAGCGTTAGGTATCCTTAGTTAGCATACTCAAACACCATATTACCACAATCATAATATCTTCTATACCCGGCATCAAACATATTCATACTTTCACTCTTTGATGCATCAAAGTTTGGCAACCATTTAGCTAGGTTTGACTTTTGGCTTTTATACCTTGAAATCTTAATAGTGCCATCTGTCCAAAAGTAACCAGGCTTTGTATTACTGAGATGCTTAAAACCCATTTGCAAATACCCATTGCCACTTGACATAGACAAACTACAATACGTCATCAATGATCCAACATATTTCATCCCAAAAGCAGACAATATTCGTGACCCACCTCCAACCACAGTAATGCCTCCTTTGCTACATGATCTCAACAATTCATAATCGTACTTCTTTTTGTACCTTGACACACCAAAACTCATCAATGATACCAATTCATTATCATAATACAACCCATATGCTATTTTAGATGAGACATACCCCTGTAAATGATTTGCATCCAAAAATATGTGTTCATCCTGTTTGGGGACAACTTGCACAGTACACTTCCTTGCATATATTCTGGTGTTAATTCCCATCTTACTTCGTATAATTGATTTTATTATATCTTCGTTGTGTATCCACTCATAATCTGTGATGTGCATCAACCTTACATTCTTTTCCTTTGCGGTAGCAGTCTTATCAATATGCCTTGTTTTATATTCTTCTTTGATATGTGATGGATTATATGAATGCCAATACAACCCATTAACTTCAATCCCTATACCTTTTGATGGGATTAATATATCAATTTCTTTGCTTCCTAAAATAGTCCAATCACCTAAAACCACATTGATACGTAACTCATCCCCAATAAACTTTGCTATCTCCATTTCAATCAGTGAATAGTTTGTTCGTTTTCGTATTTTGAACCCATGCTTCCTACAATACCACCCAACTGTTCCGTAATACACATTCAGTTCACTGGCAATATCCACCAATGATCTTTTTTTGACATTATACTCATTGTCCATCCATACAAGGTCTGATAGCAATGCATATACATCGGCTGGTATCTTCGGATTTTTTAACTTACTGATAACATCCAATCGTTGAAGATTATGACTAACCCCATACTTCTGCATCATTGTATCGGATCGTTTTTTATTTACCTTGGTATGGTATTCATTAGACCACTTAGATTTGGTTGCTGATACCTTTTGTCCCATCTCTTCCTTTAGGCATCTACAGGTAGATGAATGACCACAATACTGATACCCTGATGATATCCTAGCAAACCCTTTATTGTTGCCATATCTACACACGCCATCTTCTTGTGACAATGCACTATATATCATTTCATTGTATTTTGAACTCTCCACTAATGTATTATATAATACCCACTCATTAAGTTCAGGATCTCTTTTTATAATTTGAGAATAATGCTTTGGCTTTTCCCGAATTAGTTCAATAATATGTTGTTTATGTTTTTTACTCATTGCAATGATACAGTATACCTTTTATTGGGATGGTTAGGTGTAGCATAACACAAAAACCACCCCGAAGGGTGGTTTTAATAAGGTTATTGCTTATTTAACTTACTGGAATGATAAGTTAGCTACGGCAATTTCACCTAGATAATCACCCGCGTTACCAAATGAGCTTGCAGTATTTGTTAATTCTACATAACCATATCTAGTAAGGAATGAAACTACTGGTTCAAAAGTGCTAGGATCAAGTACTGTTCCTGAACTCATTAGTGGGATATATGGACAGTAGAACGCAGCTGCATCAGCTTCGCTTGACCCCTTATAACCTACCAACACAGCCTGTGAATCAGAAGCATATGAATCAACATAAATCTTCATAGCACTATTCAATGTACCTACTAGCTTAGTGTTAGTTGGTGCTTCAAATGTACCTTCGGTAGTACGTGCAAACGCTGATGTAGTAGCTGATTGCAGAATAGTCAATGCAGCAGGACTAACAACAGCCCAGTTACCAGCACCACGGCGTGTGCGTTGTGCAATTAAGTTACCAGTACGATTAACCAATACTGCTAATGCAGCATGTTCATCACCCACGAACGTAGCAGTACCAGAAACGGTAGACTGATCGTATGTGAATTCTGTATTAGCCAATGAACGTAAAGATAAAAGAATCTCTTGATCAATTTCAGCAGTGATTTCTTGTGCTAAAGCAGCCATAATTTCAGCTTCAACATCAATACCATGCATTGAGTTAGCATCCTGTGCCGCTTCAAAAGTCCAACGTGCTTGTAACTTACGAGTCTTAGCTTCAACTGCTTGTTTCAAGAGTTGAACACTAATGTTACGACCGCCAGTTCCTTCCATATTTGATGTGGAAGCACCTTGATAGCTATACTGATCAGCGGTATTGCCACCAGAGTATGCAGTAGCAATCTTAAATGGACTCAATGCTTCATCACCAGCAGTGGTATCAGCATTGGCTACGCTTGAATCATTCATTGTTGTACCATAACGCACACGCAATGTATGAATTTGGCTTACTGGTCCTTGCATTGGTTGTACACCAACTAATTCATTTGCAATTACAGTTGGCATAACACGACGGATGACAGGTAAAATTACACGATTAAGTGTAGCAACATTACCTGAAGCCGTAGATCCTACTGTAGCTGATTCAGCCAAGTATGATTTTGTATTTTCTAAAATTACCGCCATAGATGAACGCTTTGTTCCATTCAACCCTTCTAAAAGGGCATCTTTAGTCTCGCTCCAACGGCTTTCTAATAGTTCTTGTGACATTTGTTATATTCTCCTATTTGATGTCTTAAAGTCCTGCTAAACGTTTAATGTCAACGACATTATCCGCCATAGCTACTTCTTTTACTTTATTACCAGTTATTTCTCTTCTACTTTCAGTCAAAGTTCTCTTTTTGTGATTAACTTTAGTCTGTTTGTTTTCAAGAACTACTGGTAAGTACTTCTCAAAAGCGCCTGATAAACGAGATGTTTGTACGCTTTCTAATAAATTCTGCATAATTTCTGCTTTGTCTTCTTTAAGAGGACCAAGCAAATCATCCAGAACCTTAGCACGATGGTTACTTTCGGTAATCATACGCACTTCCTTGTTTTTACTCTCGATTAAGACTTTCGCCTTAGTCATTGTTTTCTTAGCTTCCGCCAGTTTATTATCCTTTGCTTTAACTTCGCTTTGTAATTTACGAACTTCTGCACTCTCATTTAAGTGAGTTGTTAAGAACTCAGTAGAGAATGCTTCATAAATTCTACGACCGAAATCATTTTCACGGGCAGATTTAATATCTTCCTGTAGCTGTGATAATTCACTATGGATTCGTTTAGTAACAACATTTTTAACTTTGGCAGATGATTCTGCTATAAAGTTATTTTTAAGTTTAGTAAGTTTATCCTTCGCCTCAGTGATCAGACGTACTTTAGCCTCAACTAAATCACGCTTATCTTCCGCAAATTCAACAACTTCTTTCGCTAATGACTTAGCAACGAATTGTTCTAACTTCTTAAACCCTTCTGTTTGTATCGATCGGTCTTTTCTCAATTCTTTAATTTCTTCCGCTAACTTAGTAACCATAAATTCATTAAACTTCTGTGAATTTTCAGCCATTTTAGCTTGGAACTTAACACGATCTTTAACCAAAGATTTTTTATCTTCTGCTAATTCTGTGATTTCGTTTTTAAGACCATCTGTTACCATTTTATCCAATGCTTCAACCATTGTTTCTTTGTCATGCTCGTAACGACCTGCGAATTCCTCACGAAGTTCCGCACGAATAGTTTCACGAGTCTCGGTTAGCTTTACTTCCCATTCTTCCTGGATAGCTACACGAGTATCATCATTCACTAAGTCGCTTTCAAGCAGTGGTTTTAATGCATCTAACATAATGTTTTTCCTTTTTACCATTATAACTTGCTTTTAAAAACAAGCATATTAATACATTTATTTATGTACCAATTCCTCACAGATTCTTCATATAACGAATCTGTTTAATTCGTTTACACAATTGCTTGTGTCATATTTTAAGATCCTTAATTAAGGATTTTAACCCTTTTTCTAAGTATCTCTGTGCAGTTAAACTCTCTCTTGCATCAGTTGCCATTTCTAGCATCTTATGTCCACCATTCATATTCAACAACCCTTCATAAATGGCAGTTGGATATGCACCTGGTGCACTCGGCTGTGCCACAACATCCACTGTGACTATTTCAAAATCACTGACATTTCCATTAGATTCATTGACATTGCCACTCCCTCTACTAGAAACACCTAATTTAACACCCGCACCTAACATAGTTTCAACTAACTTACCCATTGGGGTAGGCAAAATCTTTAACTTACCAAAACCATTTGCACCATCCATCCACATTTCTGTGATCATATGACTGACACGGTCAAGGTTTACTTTTAAATCTTCTGGATGATCTAATTCACCCAATACTGAATATCCACCCTGTATCTGTTCATTAATAGTTTTTACAGCACTACCAATTTCATTCACAGGGTAAACACGCTGATTAGCGTTCTGGACATCGCCTTGTATACACATACCTTTCATAAAGAGTGATTTTTTGTCACCTTCACCACGTGATTCAACTACTATACTAGCAGCATCATATGATAAATTTTCCTGTAGGTAAGCCATTATAAATTATCCTTACTTGTTATTCTGTTTAGCGATTGATTTAACGCTATCACCTTTCTTCTTAGAAATACCCTTGGAAACTTTTTGCAATGGTTTAGCCTCAGTGTTTGCAGTAGTTAAAGAACCAACTGATACTTTACCACGACCTTTCTCTTCTGCTGATCCAGCTTTTACTGGTTTAGCACCATTTGTTCTTCCTTTTCCACCTGCATTATTTGCATTGGTTGATTTCTTATTAATAGAACCTTCCTCAGATGTAGTTGGTTTTGGTGCAGGTTTTAATGCTGCGCCTTCAAAAAACCCTGGGTTGGTTGATTCTTCAAATTCTTCTTCGTCATCCAATGATAATTCATCACTAAATTCTTCATCACCGAACTCTTCGCCTTCCTCATCATCTAATGATAA